ATTTTATATATTTTAACTTTTATCTAATTATATCATTATAAAGTCTATATAACAAGTTAAAACATATAACTAAACAAAAAAATCATTTGACATCTTATATGATTATATTATTAAGACAACTAATAATATAAAAAGCTATATAAGTTTATAAAACAACTAACTTAAATTTCAAAAAATTAAGAGAAATATATAGAATAAAAATAAAGTTTTTTTGCAATAAATATAAAATTACATATGTATAAGGAAGTGAAAAATGAAAAAAAATATTGAAATTTTAACAAAAGAAATTTTAGAAGAGTATATAGCTGGCAGTTCCTTAGAAAAAATTAAAGATAAATATGGAGATTTTGGAATAGATTATATAAATAAATATAAAAAACAAAATGTAACTGGTAATTTAATAGATTTGTTTTCCAGTAAAAATAATGAAGAATTAAAAAAGGAAATTTATAACTTATATCTATCTGGTACATCAAAAAAAGAAATTAAAAATAAGTATGGAGATTTTGGAATTTTAATAATTTCTAAAATTTTGGAAAAATTAACAATTCCTAGGATCTAACCATGAAGAAAATTATATATTTTTTTCTTATTATTAATATCTACTCCTCTTTGAGAGGCATATTCTATAGTATTAGGAATTTCTGTTAATAATTCTGAAAGGTTATATTTTATAATTTTATTATTTGCTTTTAAGTATAAAATACTATTTTTTAGACTAACTTCTTCACTAATTCTAAAAATCAATGAAATTGAAGCTGGATTTTCAGGTGAAATAGAAAGAATATCATTAAAATAATCTATATACTCATCAAAAAAATGCTCAGAATATCCTAAGTTTAATTCCCATAATTTACTATCGGACTTTATACTTTCAGCTGTCCCTTTATTAACTGGATAACTAACTATATTTTCTGGATGTTCTATATAAATTTCATTGACTATTCCACTAGCTCTATCATACCAAAGTTGAAATTTTAGCATTAAAAATAAATTTGTTCTATACCAAGTCACTGGTGAAACAATTAATTTATTTTTATTGAAAAAAATTTCCATAGCTTTAGCAAAAAGTTCAACTGGAATATCTGATGGTAAAGTGAGACCAAAAAAGTTCATAAAAAAATCTCCTTTTTAAGAAAATAATGAATATCAATCTTTGAGTAGTATGGCTCACAAATTGCTTCCCTCAAGCAACTCACCTTTGTGGGCTGTACTACTGAAAGATTGATTAATCTTGTGTATTATCTGGGATATATTCAATGATATCTTTAACTTGACATTTAAAAAAATCACATAATTTTACAACGATTTCAAAACTTACTGTTTCCAGTCGTTGACCATTATAAATTTTTCTTAGAGTTTCTCTACTAATGTCAATTTTTCTTGAAAGTTCAGCTACACTTTTTATTTTATTATCTAGCATAGTATGTCCAAGATTAGATTTTAACATATTATATCACTCCTTATTTTAAATTTTATTCTTGTTATGCTTAGTATAGCATATAAATAAAATCATTAAAAGTATTTTTTGCATATTATAATTTGCAAAAAATACTTGACAATACGTTTTATAATATGTTATAACAATGCTATAAGATGTAATAAACAAATTATAATTAATTATTTGCATTTTATAATATATAATAAAAAATTTAAAAAATTTTAGGAGAAATACATAGAATTTTAAAATAAGGAAGTGAAATGATTAAAAGTTTTTTACTTATTTGTTTCTTAATAACTATTTGTTTTTTAACTAATTTAATACTTTATTTGATTACTTGGTATCTGCTAGGTAAGAAAATTAAAAAGTTTTTAGATGAGTGTAAAGATGATTTCAAGTTATGGAGAAAATAAAAAAAAAGAGCCACCGACCAAAGTACTCTTTTCTTTCAAAGAAGTAATTAAAAATAATTAACTCCCTTATTGATAATAATTATAGCACAATTATTATCATATTACAAGATATTTCTATATTTCTCCAACAAAATAGGAGGAAAAATTTATGAGAGTATCAGAATTACAAGAATTAATTAAGAAGTATGGAGAAACAACAAAATTTATTGAAATTAAGGAAGAACTAAAGAAATTAGGTTATCCTTGCAGAATTGCAGGTGAAAAGAATGTTTGAAAATTTTAGAACTATTTATATTATAACTAATGCTGATAAAACTATTCTTTCAGCTTTCACTTCTGAAGAAGAAGCAAAAAAAGAAATTGATTTTAAATATTCAATTCTTCCAGAAAAATTTTACATTCAGCCTTGCTGTTTGAACATTGATAAAAGTTTTGTTGAAGAAATTAAAAAGAGATTTTAAGGAGATCACAATGAAAGACTTATATTTTATAAATGAAGAAGCAAAACTTATTTTTATTTTAGTTGAAATGTATGGGATAGTCCAATTGGAACTATTAGGAATAGATCAAAGTTATTTTACTAATAAAATAAAAGCTAAAAATTGGTATCAATCTACAAAAGAAGTTTTAGAAGCTTCTGAACATCCTAATGTAGAAAAAGCAATGAAACGACTTGAAAGATTGTATAAAGGAATGAAATAAGAGCAGTTAATTTAACTGGAGAAAATAACAAGCCTGCTCGAACTTGTTGAATGTGGGTTCAAGTCCCACACTGCTCTCCAGCAAATAATGAAAGGATAATATTATGAAAAGTAGAGAATATATAGAAAATAAAATAAAACAATTAGAAGATTTAAGAAGTGAACTTTTAAAAGAATATCAAGAAAAATTAGATGCTGGTAATAATGATGAAGTTCTTTGGCAATATATAAGCAATAAAAATATTGAAATTTGGACTTTAAAAGATATTTTAAACGATTAATTGGAGGCTTAAATATGTATATTAAAAATAGAGAAAAATTAGAAAAAGCATTAGCTAACTTAATAAAAGAAATGATAAACCAAGAAATGATTGATGAAAATAAAAAAGAAGTAGCTGATCAATTGTTAGCTGCAAGAGAATATGAAATAAGACAAATTTGTGAAAATATAGCCGATCAATATGCTTTCATTAAAAAACCACTTTAAGAAGGAGTGGATAAGATGTTAGAAAAGACATTTAAACAATTATTAATGTCTAGTAACTACTATACCTTGAATAAGCAAATAGTTAAAACTTTAGGGATAGAACCTGCTTTCTTATTAACTATTCTTATAGAAGCTTCAGATGGTTTAGCTGATGATGAAGGTTGGTTCTATCAAACTATAGAAACTTTAGAAGATTTAACAGGTTTAAGTAGACATAAACAAAATAAAATAATTCAAGATTTAATAGAAGCTAGTATATTAATTCAAGAAAATAGAGGAACTCCCTGTCGTAGATTCTTTAAAATCAGTTTTCAAGAAATTGAAAATCTAGTTTTTAAAAAAACGGAAACTAGTTTGTTAAAAATTGACAAACTGGATTGTAAAAAATTGACAAACTACTCTGTTAAAAAATCGCAAACTAGTTTGTTAAAAATTGACAACAATAAAGAACATAATATAAATAACATAAATAAAGAATTAAATCATAAAGAAGAAAAAGCTCCTGATGATTTAAAAAAAATAAAAGAATGGTTTAAGAAAAATGAAATTGATTTTTCTAAAAAGCATGAAGATAAAATAATTGAGTTATTAAAAAATAATTCAATAGATTATATTTTAAATCTCTTCCAGGAGCAAATAAACATTCTAAAAAATAAAAAGGATGTTAAGAACATTGCAGCAGTTTTTTCAGCTCACTTGTTTAAAGGAACTTGTGAAGTAAATTTACAAGCTATTGAACAAAAAGAGCTTGAGCAAGAAAAAATAAAAAATGAACAAAGAAAGGAGTATAAAGGAAATGATAAAGCTATGGAAGTTTTTAAAAGTTTACCTACAGAGCAGCAGTTAAAAATTGAAGATGAAATTATAGAAGAATTTAAAAATCCTGCTCTCAGAGAAATTAAGAAAAATACAGAAGTAGTCTTTTATTTAATGATTTCTCAAAAAATAAAAGAAAAAATAACTGAATTAGGATTGCTAAGTGCTTAAAAGGAGATATAAATGGGAGAAACTGTAAAAATAAATATGCCATTCGATAAATGGTGTAAATTGCAGAAAGATTTTGAAAGAGTAAATTCTAAGCTTCCAGAGAATGAAAAATTAGATTTTGAAAAATATAAATACTGTGTAGATTGGGGTAGATTATCTTTTGACTTACATGGTATAGAAATGGGAGCATTTAAAAGATTGAAAGAACCTGAATTTTATAACAAGAAAGGAGAAAATTATTAAATGAAATTACATGGAAAATTTTACAGCATTACAACAGGAGGAGTTTATAAAGCTTTGAATGTTGATTTCAAAGAAAGAAAAATAAAAGGAACAAATAAACAAGCTGGTGACCAAGAATTTAATTTTTCAGATGTTATTTGGCTAGAAAGTACAGGTATAAAAATTGATAAAAACTACATTTACACAGATGATTATGTGTTAGCTGTTAAGGATCATAAAGTTATAGCTTGTGGAGTTGTAAAGAAGAGAGCAGATGGAAGTTATGCAATAGTTAATAAAAATCAAGGTATAGTAAATCCACTTTTACAGCTTCAGTTCGATGGAGCAAAATTAATAAATTTGCAAAATCACAAAATATATTTTGCTAAAAAAAATCAAAAATAGGAGGATATTATGGGAGTCATACTAGTAAAAAACAATAAAGGTGGAGTTGGTAAAAGCTGGATAGCATTACAATTAGCAGCATACAAAGCCTTTAATAATGAAAAAGTCTTAATATTAACATCAGACTCTCAGAATAATATTTTGAATTATTCTGGAATAAAGGTTGAAGATACTTCAAAAAAAGGGCTTGAAGATATGCTTGAAGGGAAGTCTTATAACTTAACTAAGTTAAGACCTAATTTGTTTTTCCTTCATCTTCAAGGTTATAAAGTTAAAGGGAATCTTGATGAAAAATTTAAGAAAAGAATTAATAGTTTAAAAGATGAATTTAAACACATCATTATAGATGGATCTCCTGTTATGGATTTAGATTCTATCTTTGTCGATGTGGCTGAACACATTATTGTTCCAACTTTTTTAGATTCTGTCACTACAAGTTCTATTCTAAACTTACTTAAGAAAACTGATATTTCTAAAATTAGAGCTGTAATTCCAAATAGAGTAGGAAGAACAAGAATAGAAAAAAACTTCTACACTTTTTTAAAAGATACATTAACTCGTTCAGGAGTTTTCTTATCTATTCCAATTAATCATTCAGCAGTTATTTTAAAACTACTTGAAAAAGGTACTCTACTTTGGGAAAGTAGATCAAAAAAATTAGATGATATAAAAGAAGTTTTTATAAAAGTTTGGGGTGAGATAGATGATGAATGATGTGATGAAACAAT